GCGTCTCGACCGTGGTCGGTGTCGCAATCAACGCAACGCGCGCCTGCCAGTCGTACGCACCTGACTTCAGATCCGCTGTCGTCGCCGCTGCAACCGTAACGACATGATCGGACCCGCTCGGGCTACCAACTGCACCCGCGAGCGTCGATGGCCCGCGGAAGTAGTACGTCAGCGTCCATAACGTCGCTGGGTGGTCGGACAACGAGTCTGTCCACGCCCAGCGATCCCCGGCGGTGAGCGTCAGCGGAATGTTCAACGGTTCACCATTGCGTCACCCAGTTGCGCGGCGGAGTTGCAGCGCGTTGCTGTCTCGTTGTCTCACGCGCCTCGGCTGCTTTCGCTCGATCGGTAAAAGCCGCCGCCCACTCCGGAGGCGCCTGCCAGTTGATCGCCTCGGCCTGTAGCACGATGCACGCGGCGCGGTTGTAGGCATGCAAGTCGAAGGCCTCGTTCGGCGAGTGCGCATTCGTTCGCTCCCATCCCTTTGCCGTCCGCGTCTCCGCCGTGAGCTCGTTGAAGTAGTCCTGATCGACCCACTGCGGAAGGTGGACGTAGCCCGGACCAGGCACATCGCGAGCGAGATCTCCGTAGACACCGTCTTTGAGCACGTTCACGTTGAGCAACCAGACCGGCACGTCGCCGCGACCGGCTTTGCGGTCCTTCCTCGCTCGAGCGTCCGGCCACGTCTGCTGCACGCGCGGCGCGTTCAAGTTGCCGACGCCCTTCACGAGCATGAACCGCTTACCGAGCCTTCTCGCCCGCATCACGCGCCAGAACTCGTACGCTTTGTCGGTGACTCCTTCGCGGCCACCGGAGTCGCAGAACACAACGAGCGGCTTGAGATCCCTCTCGCCGGCGCGGTAACTGCGCTCGATGACTTGCTCGATCAGCACGTTCCAGTCTTCGGCGTACGCCGCCGGATCGACACCCGCGAAGCGATCCCCTTCGGGCCGGTGGCTCGCCGTGATCGTGAATCGGTCGACTAGCCAGGACTCGAGCCCGACACCCCAGCCGTGCACCTGTACGACGAATCGGTGCGCCTGCACGTCGACCGCGGCGGTCAGGAACCGCACGCCGTCTGGTACCACGCCGCGCTCCCACTCTTCGAGTCGACTCACGAGCTCCTCCGGGGTCCGACGCTTGCCGGCCGCGCGCGGCAGATAGGCCGCGCCCTGATCCGAGCTCGTGGTCGTCTGGAGCGGCTTCTCGTCGCCGGTGCGGACGTACGTGAGCACAGCCTGGAAGTACTGATAGAGCAGCCCGTCCCAGCGCTGATACGGCGCCGCAGCACCACCTAGCCAAAAGCTCGCATAGGGCGTCTCGCGGCGATCGCCGCTGACGTTACCGTGCTCGTCGATCGTCTGCCCTTCGTGGACCCAGCGGCCGGAGCTGTTGAGCTCACGGCGCTGTTCCATGTCGTGAAGTGCGCCGCAGTGTGGGCAGACCGCGTGCGCGAAGCGTGCCGCCAGCGTCATCGGGTCCTCGGCGACGACGAGCTTCTCGACTTCGTCGTGGTCAGGCACCCCGAACACCGCGACGCCCGGCTTCGGCTCCCAGAATGCCCGGCAGTGCAGGCAGCGCCAATACCAGCGTGCGCGGGTGCCGCGGTTGTACAGCTCGAGGATCCCGAGCGCCGGCGGCGCTTCATGCGGTGTGCGCGGCATCCACCGCGGGTCGTCGTAGGGATCGCCGGGCGAGCTCTCGGCGAGGCACTTACCGCGGCTCATGTACGTCTGCACGCGCTTATGCCCGAGGTCCCACATCGTGCCCTCGCCGCCTACGTTGTCCCGGTTCTCCGGCCGGTCGTAGTCGGTCATCAAGACGTACTTCATCGTCTTGCTCGAGAGCTGGCTGATCGCCGGCCAGCCGATCTTCAGCACCATGCCGGAGCGGAAGAACTTGTCGAACGTGTTGTCGTCGCGAGCTCGTGGCGACAGCCGCTCGTCGAGCGCCGGGCTGTGCCGAATCACGCGATCAACTTCCATGCGCGAGAAGTCGCGGGCCGTGTCCTGCGACATCTGCGTGATCAGCGTGTCCCCGGGCGCGCACGTCACGATGTACGTCACGCCCGCGTGGATTAGGCTGAAGGTCTTGCCGGTCCGCTGCGGGCCGACGAACACGATGCCGGTGTAGTCGCGCCCGCCGAGGAGATCGAGTGGCTCGAGCATCATCGGCGCGAGATCCGCGGACCAGGCGCCCTTCTCGTTGCGCAGGTACGCGGCCGCGGCCTCGCTCGGCTTCATACGTCGCGGCGGGCGCACGAGCTCGGCGACACCGCGCGTCACTTCACGCGCGCGGGCGAACGGTGCGCTGAACACTCAGGTCGTCTCGAAGGCTGCCAAGGCAGTCAGCTCGCCTGACCGTCTTGAACGTTTTGATCGGCGACGAGCCATTCCCAGCCTTTTCCCGCGCGCCGCGCGAGGATCCCGAGCTTCGCCTTCGCGCGGCGCAGCGACGTCTCCGATATGTGCCGCGCGGCCGACTCCGCGATGAGCTCGGCGGCGAGCCGCGGGCCCGCGCCGAGCGCTTCGCTAAGGTACGCGCCGGCGGCGTCCAGCGCGCCGCTCGAGGCGGCCGCGCGCGGCGCGGCCGCCGGCTTCTGCGGTGGCGTACCGGTCGGCGCCGCCGCTTGCTCCTCGGCCGTCTGCTCCGTGAGCCGCGCGTGCATCTCCTCGCGCGCGCGATCGAGCGCCTGCTCGAGCCTTGCGAGCTGCGCCGGCGTCGCCCCGGCGTCACGCTCAACGATGTCGGGCAAGGTGTCGAACACCTCGCTCATGATCTTCAGCACCGACGCGAGCTCCTGCTCAACCTCCAGGCGCGGGATGAGCTCGCCGCGGTTCTGCTGCAGCTTGAGTTGATCGAGCTCGGCCTGGTACCACGCGCGGCGATTGAACGGCGACAGCTTCTCGGGATCGACGGCCGTTGCGGATCCGGACAATGCTGCGACAACGTCGCGGCAGAGAAACTGATCGTGGCCGCGGTGCTTGCCGACGGGCTTCGCACCACGTTCCATCAGGCCGCGGCGCACCGTCTCGTAGTGCACACCGAATTCACGGGCCCATGCGGAGAGCGATGCGACGATTCCGCCGTCGTCCATGCTGACGACGTGCCCGCCCGGGAACATTTCGTCCTGGTCCTTGCTCACCTATTCGTTCCAAAACTGGGAGCACAATGGACTCGTAAGTGCTTGATTCGTCACACACTTAGAGGCCCGGAAAACTGTCGAAAACCGCCGCACGCGGTGCCGCGGGGGGTGGGGCCGGCCTGGAAGGACCCGTGATGCCATGCGTCGACAGCCTTGACCGTCTTCACTGCGCGGCGCTGCCCTTTACCGCGAGCTCGATCTCGTACTGCAAGCGGCTCTTGAACGCTTGCTTCCAGCGCCGAGCAGCAATGGCCTGCATCGGCCCACCCTTGGCCCTGAACACACCGGGCAGCGAGGGGCCGCGCAAGCGTCGTATCTGCCGCCCCTTCCCATGGCGCCGCACGAAGATCTCGTTGCCGTATGCCAGCACACGGAACGCCTTGCGTCCCTGCAGCTGCATCACCGCACGCTGCTTACCGATCACTGCGGTGATCGGCTTGCGTGTGCGGACCAGGATCGTCTGGCCTCGTGGGCCCTTGGTACGTCGATGCCCCTCACCCCCTGCAGGCGCAAACAGCAACAGCGTCTGCGGGCGACCCGACATGGAAACCGAGCCTACGAGGTTGTACTTGAACGCCCGCTTCATGCGGATGTTCTCTTTGATGTCGCCGATCTTCAGCGCCGAGTGGTCGGCCTTGATCATCCGTGCCCCTTCGGCACGCACCGTGATCAGCGTGTCGTTGATGGCTCGAGCTGCAGCCATCTTCACGCCGTCTTTTCGCAACCTCGTGAGGTAGCGTTGCGCCTGCCGCACGTCGGCCTTGACGCTGATGTTGATCACTGCGCCCGCACCTGCACGGTGATCGTCTTCTCCATGACCGAGCCGATCGTCGGGGTCATGCGGCACAAGATCTCGTAGTCGACGCCATCCGTACCGCCGGATAGCACGATATTCGCCAGTGCTCCACTCTCGGACTGCGAGTCCTTCGTGATACCGGTCGGCACCGTCCACACGACACTCGACACCAGCGCAACAGTTGCCGTGCTCGGATGTCGACACGTCCACACGACAGAGCCGTCGAGGACCGTCTCGCCTGCTGCCCTAGGCCACGTACGCGGATAGTTCGTCGCCGTTCTGCCTGCCGTGGTGCATTCGTAGTAGAAGCCCGTGTCCCGTTGAGCCTGCACAAACGCTCCGGCAGTGAACGCGTGTTCTCGCAACGCCTCGAGCACGAGCTCGTCGTGCCAGTCGATCGTGTACGTGGCTGCGACGTTCGGGTCTTTCGGGTCAAGCTCCATCGTCGGTCCTATGTGTCCGCTTCACGACCAGCGTACGGTTGCTACGTTTTGCCACGTCCACGCGATTCGATCGGCTCAGCCGTAGCGTCTTCTTGAGCGTCGGCCTAGCAGGCGAGAGAGATGCAAACTCAGGCGCGAACCCCGCCAGCACCAATGACGCCACTGGCACGGCTACAGTCGCTATCACGCTCACGACCGGCGCATACGCCGTCAGCGTCAGCACCGCGAGCGGCGGGCTCACGCGCTGCCCGATGAGCACGATCGGCGCGAAGCCTTGCAGCGTAATCGTGCCGGACGGGACCGCTATGACCTGCTGCGCAGCGACGGTCGGCGCATACGCGACCAGCGGCATGGCACCTTGCGGCACCTGGACAATACGGCCAGCGAGCACGGTCGGCGCATAGCCGGCGAGCGTCAGCGTGCCCGAAGGCGGGCTGACTCGTCTCGGCAACAGTATGCCGGGGGCGTACCCGATCATCGTCAGCGCGCCTGCGGGCGGCTGAACGACCGTGGAAGCCAAGACGTTCGGTGCGAAGCCGGCGAGCGGCAGCGTTCCGCTCGGCACCGCCGTAGTCGTGCCAACCGACGGGTTGCGCGTCGAGCCCGTTCGAGTGCGCAGCAAGCGCCGGAACGGACCAAAGTCCGGCCGACGTCGACCTACCAGCACCAACGTCTGCGACACCGAGACGGTCGGCGCGTACCCCGTCAGCGCTAGCGATCCACTCGGCGGCGCTACGACGACGGACGCTAGCACCGTAGGCGCAAAGCCTGCGAGCGGCAGAGTCCCGAGCGGAACCGTGACGCTGAACGTCAGCCCAACCGTCTGCTGACTCCCCGTTCCCCTGCGTGGCGGCAGGAACGGACCGAGCCTCGTAGGCAGCGAGCTGCGAACGACTCCCGGAGCGCTCGACGCAAGGACTGCGGGCTCGTATCCAACAAGCGGCAGACTGCCAGAGGGCGGCGCGACCACTCGCGGCGTCAGCACTACCGGTGCGAAGCCGGTCAGCGGCAGCGAGCCAACGGGCACCGCGACCGTCAGCAACGTTACGACCGTGGGCGCATACCCGACCAACGGCAGCGACCCAGAGGGCGGCTGCACCACCTTCGGGACGGCAACGGTCGGCGCGTACCCGACGAGCGGCAACGAGCCACTCGGAGCCGCGACCAGCAGCGGCGTCAACACGGTCGGCGCAAAGGCCGACAGTGGCAGTGATCCTGTCGGCACCGCCACGACGCGCGGCGTGAGTACCGTTGGCGAGAATCCCGCCAGCGTCAGCGAGCCGAGCGGAACGTCAACCCGTGGCGGCGGTAGCTTAGCGCTACCGGTCCCACGCTGCGGCGGTAGAAACGGCCCAAGCCGCGTCGGCAACGAACTCTGCACTACGGCAGCAGTGGTGACTGCTATGACAGTCGGGGCATAGCCAGTCAGCGCGAGCGAGCTTTCAGGAACCTCGACGACGACCGTCGGACCGCCGACAACGTCTCGGCCTACATACCGCCCTGCATGGCCGACGACCAGCGTGGCCATGTCACATCAGCTCTACTGTGGCGTACTCCACTACAAGCTCGTTCGCCGCGTTCGACACACTGAACGTGATCGACGCGTCAAGCGTCCTATCTCCTGCGTCCGAGTCCACGGCCGCAGATCCCGCGATAGCCGGCGGACCCTCTGCCGTCGCCGTATTCGTTTGCCAAGAGCCGATGCCGGTCGTTGGCGTAGGTCGAGCAGCAACGAGATCGCTACAGATAAACTTGCCGGCCATCGCCTGATCGTTGTTGGCCTGCGCCACGATGTCGAACTCAAGGTGATACGCGCAGCGGTCGGCGTCCGCCACACTGGCCGCGCTGATAAACGAGTACATCGTCGAACCGCCATAGGACACGATCAGACGCACCGTCGGCGTGCCGGAGTTGACCAGAATGTTCCCACCGATCCGCACGCGCAGGATGCGAGTGGCGACGAATAACCCGCTCGGGATCACCGGCGGCGTCGCCCAAAAGCTGATCGCAGAAGAGGTGGTGTTGACGGTTCTCGCCGTCGTCACGCGGTGGATGCACACCGGATACGGTGGGAATACCCGCTTGTCGATGATCTGCGACGTACCTATGGTCGTGTCGTTCGCAGGAACGTAGACGAAGGCGAGTACGACATCATTCGTACTGCGCACTGGCGGCTTCGGCGCGGCGGCGGCGGTCCCAGCGCGCACCTGGAGAGCGCCCGAGCTGTTCACGACGATCAGGTCAATGCGCGGCAGCGACGCGTGCGCTGTGCCGATCGTAACGTCCGCGGCTGCGACCGCGAACATCGTGCGATTCGAGAGCACCGCACACTTCTCTACGGCCGGCGTCATGTCGGCGCCGCCCGTGATCACGCCGCCCGACAGAACGCAATCGATACCGGCTATGCCGGCAGCAAGAATTCCCAGGTCTTCCTGGAACAAAATGCTTTGAATGTCGCTATCGCCCTCGCCCTGGTCAGGTATGGTGAATGGCACGCGACCCCTCCGCTCGCCGCGCGGCGGCGACTACCAGTATCACGCTACAGTGGCGGCACTACGTAACCCTGAAGATCCCATTTGCGTGCCACTGAAGGGTAAACGTGTTCCCGTCGGTAGCCGTGACGTCGGCCGGCGTCGTATCGAGCAGGATGTACGCAATCAGCGGATCCACCTGCGAGTTGAACGTGCCGACTGCGCGTAGGATCGCGTACCTCGCCGTGATCGAACCACCGCTCGCCGTCCACACGGTGTCCGCAGCGTCGAAGATCGCGACCGTCGTCGATTGCGTCCACGTGACGCTCGACAGCGCCTGACCGCCGCTCGTGTAGCCGTTCGCCGTCGAGAGCTGGTTCGTGAGGTCGGCGAGGACGACGTGCGCCTCGGCATCCGGCGTGTAGGTCGACGTGTGCAGCGTGACGTTGACCGTGGGGGGAGACGACAAGTCGATCGCTCTGCCGATCGCCTCGCGCCAGTTGTTGTAGAACGTGATACTTGCAGCCATGACTCACGCTCCTTAATTTGGCGCCCAGCACTGGAATTGGTCGCAGCGGATCGAGTTACCGGTTTGAGCGGCTGACCACGTGGCGAACAGGTCGAGCACCGCCGCCGCCGTCGAATCGAACCCGGTGCCGACCGCAGGCGAGGACGCCGGCAGGAGCTGTATCGGCGTCGTGGTCGACAGAGCCGCAGTGATCAGGGTACCGGTCCCGAGCAGCGTAGCGCTCGTGCTCGCGCCGATCGAGCGGCACGTCACCGTCGCGTCGTAGACCCACGTCACGTTGCTCGCGCTCGTCGCAAGCGTCGGGCTCGCGCCTCCGGTGAACACCGTGACCGAGCCGATGCGCAGGTCCAGCGTCAGAGTGCCCGGCGACGACGCGTGCGTTGAGATCCGGCCGGAGGCACGCACGCACAGCTCGCGACCGATCACGAAAAAGTTAGCCGGCAGCGTGAACTTCGCCGCCGCCGCGATGATGCTCGTCGGCGTCGTCGTGTTCGATAGCGCCGTGCCGTCAATTTGTTGCTCGATCAACGGTTCGAGAAATCGAACTCCACTCATGTGTCACCTGTACTTTGAGAAAATGAAATCCACCCCAAGCCGATTTAGCTCGGGCGCTAAACTCTTTTGCGAAAACTATTTAGCGGCGCAGGCCACGCAAGAAGAAGCGACGACCGCCAGGCAGGGCGAGCAGCGGCGAGCCGCCGCCCCCTCCGCCTCCGGCCTCGAATATGAATATCCCTTCGTGAGCATCGCGACCAGACACCCACGAGAACGACTCGGAGAGGTTGTTCGGAGCAGCGCCAGTGCCCTCGACAGTCCCCACGTACAGGCTGATGTTGTTTGCGAAAATCTCCTGGCGCGCGGTGAAGTCGCCAGTCGCGTTGTGCGCTTCCGTGTTGCGCTTGTGGAAGAAGCAGACTCCCACCGCATCGTCAGTGATCGTGTCGTCGTTGGCGGTCTGTGATGTGGCGTTGTTGGTCGAAGCACTGGCGACCGACTCCGGCGCTTGGTCGGCCACATCCGACACTGACGCCGCACCTAGACAGAAGTTTTGCGCCGACGACACCGTACAGACTATGTCCTGAGTCGTTCCAGCGTTGAGCCCTCCCTCGGTGAGGTAGTATGCCCTCGACCGCAGGAACGTCGTGACTAACTCGCCAACACTCCACAACGTCATCGCGTTGCCGTCGCATGTCATCGACGTGAATACGTCAGCACCGTTACGCTCGCCGTACCAAGCGACGACAGCCCGATTCGCATTCGGCACAGACAAGGCTGAGATCGTGAGGCTGGTGGCAGAACCGGTAGAAACTGCGTCTGAGTCCTCAAACATAGGTTAGTCAACGTCCACGTGTACCTGCGTGGAAAGTCCTTCGCGCAGCAACAGCTCTGCACGCACCATGCGCTCATCGCTTTCCGGTTGGCGCAGAGAGATGGTGATCGATGACTCCGGCGAGACGATCTGACTTCCCTCATCAGCCGGATCAGGGATCATCACGTCTCCCCCCGGCATCCCTACCGTGTAGGACCTCGGCCACGAGGCTCCACCGTCATACGAAATCTCAACACGCAGCCGGGCAACCTCAGCATCGCGCACACGCTCATCGCCGCGCACCCCAGAGCCCATCTTGATCGGCCAAGCGTCCCGCTCTACTGACAGGGTGACGCTCCCAGCACCCGCCGGAATTGATACGGCGGGAATAGCGTAAGCCCCGACGACCCGCGCTCTCTTATCGAGCAATCCAGTGTTTATTCTCATGGCATCAACCGAGCGGGTACCCAGCACCAACAGGCCCGACAATCGAAACGTTAGCGCCTATTGGCTCGCCGTCGCTCCCGTCTGCAGTAGACGCAGAGAACGTCAACGGGTCCTCTGGGTCCCGAGTGGTGTCCCACGGAATCGCGCCCTCCACCGAGTTGGCGTCATGCCCACTGTTGGAGTAAGTGGTCTCGGCCTGCCATGCCGCGAGCGTGTTGTACTCGTTGGACCCGTCTCGTCCATACATGGCAACAGGCGCGGTTGCGCCGTAGTGATTCCAGTCGCAGTCGGTGTTGTGAGCGAACAGCGTGTTGGGGGTGCCGCCGTACATCAGGATCGCAGAGTCCTCAAGGATGCAGTTCTTCAAACGCCCGTCCTTGCCGCCGAACCCCCCGTCACTGAACTGTGTGCAAGGTCCTATCGCGACTCCATCTCCCAACTTCGTTCCCACCCTCGCCAGCGTGCAGTGGTCAAACGTGCATTGGTAACCAGTAGGGTCTTGTCCTCCTGCTTGGTAGTCGGAGAAGAAATGAACCATCACTGCGCGCTCCAGCGTGGCGAGAATGCAATTCTCCCAGTGGTGGTTCTGCGCGGCAACAGCCTTCCATGCTGGAGTGCCATCGGTGCCTGAGTAGAACAGGCTGTCGCGTATCGTGATGTTGGTCGTGCCGAGATTGCGCTTGTGGTGGACCGCACCCCCCGAGCCGTCCCAACGAAGCAGACAGTTCTCGATGATGCCGTCGTCGGTGTTGATCATGTAGATTTCGGCGGCGTTTGCGTTGGTGCCTGTCTCGTGCATTCCGGGGATTGTCTGGTAGCCGCGAATGCGGAACGTCGGAGAGGCTCCGCCGAGCTTTATTCGGCCAGAGTTGTCCCCAGCGTGTGTCGTACCGACCTTGCCGGCCCTTATATCAAACCACTCCAGCCCACCGCACGTGTCGCCGCTATTGACTGACCAGCAAGAAATCTGCGTCAGGATCGTCCAGTGATCCCACCTGAAATTCCCCTCGCGCATCCAAAACGGCCCATCTCCTCCACCGTTTATCGGTTCAGTTGTACCAGTGGCGTCGATGCGCGGCGTGTGTCCAGGATAGGCGCGAAAAATAATTTTATTGGAGCCAGCTTCGTCAAAGGCTGTCGCAGCACTTCCGCCGCCACGAAACTCAACTACCGACGCAGGTAGATAGTTAGCCGTCCAGCAGTAGGTCAGGTCGCCTGGGATGTAAGTATCGGCCGAGCACTTCGTGAACCACTGCGAAAGGTCCCACGGCCCAGTTCCGTTGACGCCAGAGGCCGACCCGCCAATGCGACCCACCTCTCCTATCAGGATTCCGTTGCCGCCGTTTGACCCCGAGAGGTTGTCGGGATCGACGTGGAAAGCGCCGGACACAACAGAAGCACCAGTCACAGCAGACGAGAATCCCCCGACGCTGCGCGCTTGGAAGAAGCCCCCCATCAGCGACAGACCTCGACGTCACGCCCGTAGTCGTCGCGCACCACCACTGCGCCGAGCTTCGTCAACGGGGTCTCCAGTAAAAAGCGCGCCGACAGCGCGAACCATCGGCGCGTGCAAACGACAGTTCACTCGAACTGTCAGGGGGGGAACGGCGGGCAAGAAAAAGCCCGCTCGTGGCGGGCTTGGTGCCTGGTTTCGCAGAGCTAGGCTCTCTGAGTAGCGGAATGTACGCGAATCGCAGGACATTTGCCACCGGGCCGCGCCGTTGCTAGGTGGGTCGCGCAATCAGCCCCTGGCGGAGATCTCGGACGCCGTCGTCGAACCACCGCGTCAGGTGAGCGATCATCATGGCGTAGCCATTGGCAAGCCCCAGGCGTCGCCAGTGCTTGTCGGACAGGCCGAAGAACCGGGCCCGCGCATCCTCCGAGCCGAACACGTGCGGATCCGCACCTTCCTTCAACGCGAGCGTGCACAGATCCTTGCAGTAGTGCCGGCGCTCCCGCGCGAGCCCGGTGATCTCGCAGTCCGCCCGGCGTATCTCCCTCGGCCAGCACATTGTCTCGCGCAGCTCGACGGCCAGGATCAACAGCTGAGCTTTCACCGTCGGGCGTGAGAACTCGTCGGCGTTCAAACACCACAGCACCGTGGCGAGCTCGAGCGGGTGGATCCGCGCTGCGGCGAAGCCGAGCTCCTCGTGTGTAAACCCGCGAACGACGCGTGAGCGCGTTTGCCGCCCCTCGGCCGTGAGCACTCCCGGGATCCCCGGATTGCCAAGATCGTCGTCAGTTGCTGGAACGACGTCGCGACGTCGCGGCGGATCCGTGTGCGGTTTGTAGTTGCGATACGCAGGAGACGGCTTGCCGATAACCAACGGAATTCCCCGCGCGCTCGCCCGCGCGATCGCCTGTTCGAGCCGCTCACCGAGATCCATCGTCGCCCTGCAGGAACATGTCCCGGCCCTCCACGTACGAGGTGATCACCGGCCACGCTTCGTCGAAGCCGTAGCAGACGGCGTGTCGATAACCGACGAGCGTCATGAGCTCGCCGAACCGCCGCTGGTCATCGCTGACCGCGGATTGAATCTCCGCGACGCCGCGGAAGTCCTCTCGCCGTTTCTTCATCTCGACCCACAGCCCGTGCCACGAACCGCGCGGCAACGCGAGCAGCAAGTCAGCGACGCCCGGCTTGAGCCCAACGGCTTTGAGTCGGCGCATCTGGATCCCGCGCTGTTTCTCGTCGCCGGCGAGATGCGCGCCGTTCGGTATCGCGATCAGCAGGTCAATCAGCGGGCGACTGCTTCCATCGGCGACCGGCACAGTCGTGTACGCAGCCCGCTGCAGCAGCGCCTGCTGCTCGGCGTCCTCGAGGTGGCGCACTACTCGAACCTCGGCATCGGTTCCCACTTCGGGAGCTCGGTGAGGATCCGCGAGAAGCGCTCCGCGGGCTTGCCCTCTAGCGCGCGATTCCACGCCTCGATCACCCAGGCCAGCCGCACTTTCGGTGACGGCTTGACGAGTTCGTCCATCGTCGACGTGAGTCGCTCGCGTAAACGCGTTGCCTGGGGCTGCAGCGGATCGTCTGGTTGACGTCGGCCCGACAGCGCACGGAAGAACGCGCGCGCCTTCTTCTCGTTGACGTGTACCGCCATGTAGAACGCGAACATCAGAGCTGCGTGTTGCTGATGCGCTTCTTCAAGCCGAACTCGTCCGCGAGTGTGCGATGCAACAGGCGCATCGCCGCGCCGACCGCGTTCGGATTCTTCACGCCTTTGATCGCGAGTACGTCGCCGGCGCTGCGCTTCTTCCCAGTGTCGATCGTCTTGAACACCTCGGGGTCGAGCCCTCGGATCACGAGGAACGCTATTGGCTTGTTCGCTTTGACGACGGCCTCCAACCGATGCTGGCCATCGACGAGCCGACCGTCGCGATCGAACTTGATCGCTTCGCCGTTGTAGAGCCACTCGCCCTCGATCATTGCGCTGACGTATTCCTTCACGATCCAGCGCGAAACGGGACGATTCGAGCGGTTCGCCTCGAGGTAGCCGCGGGCGATCGCCGGCGTGATGACTTCCTCGAAGTACTCCGCGCGCGGCGTCGTGGCAGCGCGCTTGAGTTCGGCGACGTTGGTCATGCGCACTCCTCTGCCGGCGTGGGTGGCGCCGGTGGTTGTTCACGCTCACGGCGCATCTGCTCGGCCCTCGCCTGCACGCTGCGCGTCTCCGCTTCCTCGATCCGACGCTCGGCCGTGCGGCCGCCGTCGATGAGATCGATCACTTCGCTCTCAGTTGGCGGCGATACGCCGACGACCATGGCGCGGTGTCGCAGCTGCCCGAGCTTGCGGTCTTGTTCGCGCGTGAGCGCGCCCGCTCCGTCGGGCGCGCGCGCGTGCGAAGAAGGATTAGGTAGAGAAGAGTTAAGAGAAGAATTGGGTGCCAAATTGGCGGGGGTCCCCCGCCGTTTTGACGGGGGTGGGTGCCAATCTGACGGGGGTTCTACCCCCGTCATTTTGTCGGGGGTAACCCCCTCCACCGTGTCGGGGGTGGCTCCCAGAGGCAGTTGACCGTCTACCCCCGTCATTTTGTCGGGGGTCTGCGAGCCCTTTCTCGCGCTCGACGTCCTGCCGAAATCGGGCGGGATCAGCAGCTGAAACAGCGTCGTGCGACCCGGCCGATCGACGCGTGCGACCTTGCCGACAGCCCGCAGACTGTCGAGCGTGCGCTGCGCGGTACGCTCCGACATCCGTGCCATCGTGCGGAGCGTCGTCACGGACGCGTAGCACATCAACGATTCACCGACGTTGTCGGCCATTGCCAAAAGGAGCAGTAACTCGCTGCGCGAGATGTCGAGCTGACTCCATGCCCAGTGCTTCGCGCGTGAGCTGCTCAAGCTGTGAACGCCTCCATCTGCAACGCGCGGAGAACGGCTTTCGGATCGTCTGCACACGCGCGATTGAATGCCGCCATGAGCAGCTCGAAGTCTTCGGATCCGGTTGGTGCTCGTCGCAACTCTTCGTACAGCGCGACGAGATCGGCACAGGCCTGGGAGCGGCCGGCAGCGGCTACTGCCTTCGAATGCCCGTTATCCGCTGAGTACGGGCGGCAAACCTCTCGGCTTCTTTCGCTCCCAGGACTTAGCTCAGGTCGCGCTGTGGTATGCGGTGAGTGGTCCTCGTCTTCCACTTCCTGGGACGGGACGCGTGCGAGTAGTCGCAACATCGGTTGCCTCCTAGGCGGCAGCCCTCATGAAGTCGAAGTAGAGCTGGCCCGTCGCGTCGACGAGCTGCTTGGCCTGCATTCTCTCGATCGCGTCGGCACCATGCCGCTGCACAATCTCGTTGAACCAGCCCGAATTCCCAATCGTGTTTGCGGATCCGCAGCTTCGGCCGCGCGTGCGAGTCGTACTTCAAGTTGCCCTTGTTGTCGTACACGAGCTCGAAGTGATACAGCTCGTGATCGAGCACGGCGATCTGTTGCGGGGCGGTGAGCGACGCCCACGTCGCGCGATCGATGATGATCTGTGCATCTGGCAGCCCGGCCGCGCGGTCACGCAACCTGACAACACGCGCGACCGCGACGGCCGGGTAGCCACGATGGGTAAGGATGGGTTCGTCGGGGGCGTCCCAGTCGAAGACGAACATCGCGCCGATCGTCACGATCTCGAACGGATCTTTCTTGCCGCCGTAGTATTGCTCGCGCAGCGACGCGATCTTGCGCACGACCTCATCAGTCGTGCGCTCATAGCGCTTGACCATGACCCCACTAACTCCCTCGAGATGTGCCCCTACTCTCTCGAACGTAACGCGCGAATCTCTCCCATGACTTCCTTGCGCTCGAGCGCGGCCTCCTCGTCGGCGAGGTCAGCGAGTGCGTTCGCTAGTTCCTTACGCCGTGCCGCGATCTTCTGTTTCTCCGTCCGCAACGGCACCGGGTCAGTCGGTGCATAGCCGGACGCGAGATCGAACCAATGCTTCAGGATGTGGCAGCCGTGCTCGCGTGCGACCACGCACGCGCGGCGCAAATGTTCTGCGTGGATCTCGATGCGGCGGTCCGGGTTCAGTGCGTCTAGCAGCCAGCGGTGAGCTCGCTCCGGATCCTCGGCGAGGTCGGGCCGAAGCTTCACCGCGAACGCCTTCTTCCCGCCGCACGCGGCCGCGGTCGCCTCGATCGCCTCCTCGATGGAGTCGATGAACAGCGACTGCTGACCTGTACGAAGCGATGCGAATTGAGGTTGTGGCGATTCGGACACGTTCGTACATCCCCTTTCGGCCAAATAGCGGCCGGCCCTTACTGCCAGAGCGAACAATTCAGTGCGCAGGTCCCTTCAGCAGCGTGTCGACAGAAAGCCCGGTCTTTTCGCTGATCATCAGCAAGCGCTTCTTGCGAGGCGTGATGCGACCGGCGAGGTAGTCGCTGACCGTGGCCTGTGAAACTTTGAACATTTTGGCGAGATCGGCCTGCGTCAGGCCGCGCTCGGTCATGAACTCGCGTAGTGCTTCCACGGACCTAAATATAGGTCATTCCTATACAGAGTCAACAGGCGAGACCTATGCGATCCCGTTGCAGTATCGACAGATGTCGAAACTTCCAGAGCGCACCGCGTGGGAGCGCATTCAAGAAGCCCTCATCGACGCCGGCTATGAAGGGACGCAGAAAGAAGTCGAGTCCGTCATTGAGATCAAGCAAGGCTCCGTATCCGGCTGGAACAAAGTCGGCGGCAGCCCAAGCCTGCCGAACGCGATCGCGATCGGCCTAAAGCTGAACGTATGCGTGGAGTGGATCCTCACTGAGCGTGGACCGAAGCGCCCGGGGCCACCCATGGAGAAGACAGCGCGGGAGCTGTGGGATGCGTGGGGACGCATCTCAGCGGACGACCGTAGTGAGATACTCGGGTTCGCAAAGGCTAAGGCCCACCCTACTACGCGGGCAGCACGACAACGAGGGAAATAAGTCCGCGCCAGATCGACGAGTTACTGTGGCGCGCAGGGAGGATCGAAGACTTTGGGCGGCTGCCCGCGGAGCTTCGACAAGTCATTGGTCTGCTAGCGGAGGTTCTACGACGCATGCGACGACGACAACCGAACAAAGCTTCCGTGCTCGCCGGCGCCGCCGTCTTCACGCTGCTGCTCAGCGGCGACGGGATGGCGTTCGACCTGAAGCTCGCGCCCAATCCGAAGCGCTACTTCCGCGAGCTGCCCCTCGGTACCATCACCCAGGACGAGCTCATCCGGAAGCTCGGGCTCCCGGCGGAACGTCTCACTGTCGGCGACGCCGAGCACTGGATGTATGTTGTCTCAAGCGCCGACAGCCCCTTCACCCGAAAGTCCTACACCTACGTCCTGATCGGCGGGGTCATCGCGGACGTCATCTATAACGACGGCGGACCGTGGAACGGCATCAGCGCCAAGACCGAACAGGCTAAGTAGTTTCCTTCCCGAGAACGTGCCACTGGGGTCATCCGGCTCCAGAATATAGGTTTTGCCTATTGACCTGTTTATAGGCTTTTCCTATATTCACACTCCAGCCCATTCCTATCCCCTGGGATCCACTGGAGACCTACCGATGACCTCATCGCGTTTCGTGAAGATCGGCGCCGCCGGCGCTCAGCTCCCTGCCGAGGCCGCCGAATGGGTGGCCGTGCTCGACAACGACACCAAGCTCATCTGGTCTTTGGCTGCTGCGAAGGCGAAGAGTTGGCAGCACGCCGACGAGATCGCAAAGAGCACGACCATCGCCGGTCTGCTCGGTCGCCTGCCGACGCGCAAGGAACTCCTCACGCTCGTCGACGACACGCGCTACAACCCGGCGATCGACACAGCGTTCTTCACCGAATGCCCGACCGACGATTGGTATTGGACGTCGACGCCGGCGGCGCCCTCGCCCGGCGTTTGCGCGTGGGTCGTCTACTTCTACAGCGGCGACGCGAACTGGGACTACCGCCTCAACGGCGGGTTCGTCCGCGCCGTGCGCGCCAGTCAGTCATAGGCCCATCGGGTTAGGGCGATGACGCAATCGGCACCACCGATCGTTCAACTCGCGGGTCGCGTTCTCCGCGAGCTCGAGGAGATCGTTCGCAGCTTCCCGCGCTACCACAAGTACGCGGTCGGCGGCGAGCTCCGTGCGATCGCACGCACTGTCACGCGCTGCGCACATCGCGCGTGGCGTGACCAGGGCGCGCGCGCTGATTGGGTGGGCCGTCTAGTCTTCGCCGTCGACGATCTCAAGTTCACGATCCAACTCGCCAAGGACGTGCGAGCGTTCAAGAGCTTCGCGCAGTTCGAAGCTCTTGTCCGGATCGTTTCCGACCTCGGTCGGCAGTGTGGAGGCTGGCAGAAGCAGCTACGGCGTCCGAGCGGCCAGAACCGGATGGGATCAGCCCAAGCCGGGCGTGCCGAGATACTGAGTGCCCGCTCCGCCTCACACGAGGCTCACGTATGACGAAGCCGCCCTACCGCGACGGATGGACGGCCGGGTCGCAAGCGAGCGGGTTAGCGCCCTCGCCCGGCGATTGCGCGTGGAACGTCAACTTCAACAACGGCAACGCGAACTGGAACAACCGCAACAACAGCGGGTTCGTCCGCGCCGTGCGCGCCAGTGAGTGTCCGGACACCGTCTCCTTCCGCGAGCTCCACGCTGCCTGGCGCGAGGCGCGCCGTGGCAAGAAACCGAGCGCGAGCCAGCTCGCGTTCGAGGCCTACTGGCTCGACCACTTGCTCGAGCTACAGACCGAGCTCAACGCCGGCACATGGCGGCCCGGGCCGCCGACATGCTTCGTCGCGCAACTCCCAAAAGCGCGCGAGATACACGCGCCCGAGTTCCGCGATCGCGTTGTTCACCACTGGCTCGTGCCGCGGAGCGAGCGTGTGTACGAGCCGATCTTCATTCACGACGCCTACAGCAATCGCCGCGGCAGGGGCACGCACGCGGCCGTCGAACGACTGCAGCGCTTCAGCTGCGAAGTCGAATCCGGCGAGGGCGGCGGCTGGTTTCTGCAGCTCGACGTCCACAACTTCTTCAACTCGATTCATCGGCCGACGCTACTCCGGCTACTGGACACGCGCCTTGCTCGGACGGCAGCTCCGTTGGTCGAGCGCGCCACCGTACGAGCGCTGCTCGAGCGCTCACCGATCGCCGACGGTGTCCGCTACATCGGCACACCGGCCGAGCTCGCCGCGGTCCCGCCGCACAAGCGGCTCGCCGAAGCCGCGCAAGACTGCGGGATCTCTATCGGCAACCTCTCCTCGCAGTTCTTCGCAAACGTCTATCTGAACGAGCTCGATCAGTTTGTGAAGCACGCGCTGCGGGCGCGTCGCTATGTCCGGTACGTCGACGACTTCGTGCTCGTGCATCGCGCCCGCGGGCAACTCGTGGCCTGGCAGGTGGAGATCGCGCGCTTCCTCGAGGAGCGCCTGCAGCTGCGGCTCAAGCCCGAGGTCAAGCTGCAGCGGCTCGACGCCGGCGTCGATTTCCTCGGCTACATCATTCGACCGACGCATCGGCTCGTGCGCCGGCGCGTCGTAACGCACGCACGCGAAAAGCTCGCCGCGTGGCAGCGCGGCTGTGTGAGCCGCCGCGGGATTCGGGCTACGCCGCGGCAGCTGCGCGAGCTGAAGTCCGTCTGGATGAGCTACGTCGGACACTTCCGCCACGCCGCTAGCCGCCGGCTCGAGCAGCGTTTACACGACGAATTCCCGTGGCTCGGCACCGCACTACGGCCGCGCTCGATCGACTACCGCTGTGAGGGCCGGCGGTTGTCTCTTCCGCTTCTGGAGCACACCGCATGAGAGAGCGCGCCCTCTCGGCACTTAGGCTCGTCGCCGGCGGCCTGTTCGTCGCATTCGTCATGTATGCGATTGCGCTCGCCGCCAACGTGCTTGAGCAGCTCTATCCATGCCGCGTAACGGATCCGGACAACGGCGCATCGCACGCCGTGTCGTGTCTTTACCAACCAACGAAATCGGGGGAGGCCCCATGACGACAGCTCGGTTCATCAAGATCGGCGAGAACGGCAAGCAACTCACGCCGTCCGCGAAGGCCTGGGTCGCGGTGCTCGATACGCAGACGAAGCTCATGTGGGCCGCCGAGCCGGTGATCGTCGACGATTGGAAGTCCGCAACCGAGAAAAGAGTCGCGAAGGAACTCAAGGCATCGAAGGTCGCGGGCAAGAGCGGATGGAGGATCCCGACGGTCGAGGAGCTGTTCTTGCTCGCTGATCGTACGCGCACGGAGCGGCCGGCGATCGACGTGACGTTCTTCCCAGACTGCCCGAGCGATTGGTTCTGGACATCGACGACGTACGCGCCCTCGCCCGGCGATTGCGCGTGGCACGTCTACTTCTGCAACGGCAGCGCGGGCTGGAGCTACCGCTACTACGGCGGGTTCGTCCGCGCCGTGCGCGCCCGTCAGTCATAGGCCATTGGGGAGAGACTGATGGACACCGAATCCCGCGTCACTGTTGATGTTGAGTTTCGCTCTCTTCCGCTCGAGCAGCTACGTCCATCGACGACTGAAGCGCAAACGCAGCGCCGGAAGTACTTCGACAAGATCAAGCTCGACGAGCTCGTCGAGAGCGTCGCTGCACGCGGCATCGTGCAACCGATAGTCGTTCGCAAGGTGAACGGCGAGAAGGCCGCCGGCGTCACCGTCCCGGGCTACTACGAGATCGTCGCCGGCGAACGGCGCTTCCTCGCATCGCAGCTCGCGAAGCGCGAGACGATTCCGGCTGTCGTGCTTGAGCTCACCGACGAGGAGGTCATCGAGGTCCAGCTCATCGAGAACCTGCAGCGCGAGGACGTCCACCCGATGCAGGAGGCCGAGGGCTATCACGAGCTCGTTGAAACGCACGGGCACAGCGTCGACGAGCTCCCGGGCAAACTCGGCAAGTCGCGCAGCTACGTGTATGCACGTATCAAGCTGCTCGCCCTCTGCGCCGCGGCGCGCGAGGCCTTCTACAAAGGCGACCTGAACCCCTCCACGGCGCTGCTGATCGCCCGGATCCCGGGCGACGATCAACAGGAACGGGCTCTCAAGCAAATCACCGAGAAGCGTTGGGACGGTGACGGGCTCCGGATGAGCTACCGCGAGGCCCAGCGGTACGTCCATGACACATTCATGCTGAAGCTTTCGACCGCGCCATTCCCGCGCGACGACGCAACCCTGGTCCCCAGCGCCGGTGCCTGCGGCCCGTGCCCGATGCGTAGCGGCAATGCGCGCGAGCTCTTCGGCGACGTGACGAGTGCAGACGTCTGCACGAACCCGACGTGCTTCAAAGCGAAGAAAGCGGCGCACGTCAAACGCGAGCTGGACAAGGCGAAGGCCGACGGCACGGAAGTCATCCGCGGCAATGCCGCGAAGCGGATCCTACCCGACTCTCGTTACACCATGTACGCATACGGCAGCGACGGTGCGCACAAGCAGCTTCGCAACGGGTATGCCCGACCGAGCGACAAGTGTCTGGACGATCCGAAGAAACGCACGTACGCGGAACTCGCCGGCAAGGACGCGCCGAAGGTACTGCTGCAGAACCCAGAAACCGGCCGCGTCGAGAAGGTGTTCAAACTCGACGACATCCGCGATCGCATGAAGGACAAAGGCGTCACCGCCAAGGTCGGCAAGGATCGCGAGGAGGTGCGCGAGATCGACCGCGAGCGAGTCGAGCAGGATCGTAAGCGCGAGATCGCTGCGCGCGCCGCCATCTTCCGTGCAGTCGTAGCGGCCGCACCGAAGAAGTTGGATCGCTACGGCACGACGGCGCTGATCTTTCACGCGTTCGGGCAGATCTATCTACAGGACGAGGACTGTGAGGTCTTGGGCTGGGACAAGCCCCCGAACGGCAACCAAGAGAACTGGATACTCGCGCAGCTCGCAGAGCGTAGCGAAGCGGAGCTCGCTCAGCTGGCGCTCGCCATAACGGTGCTCGAAGACGTGACGCAGGACTATGGCAAGGCCGAGCACCTCGAACGCCTCGCCAAGCACCTCGGCGTCGACACGAAGAAGATCCGCCGCGATCTCGCGCCGAAGGAAGAGAAGAAGCCGAAGGCGGACGCGAAAAAGAAGAAGGGAAAGCGATGAGAGCCGCGGCACCACGCATTGTCGACAACCGCGCTCTGCTCGCGACGATCTCGCAGCGGCTGGTGCGAACTGTCGCCGGCGAGAGCAGCCGTTACGCCGCGGCCCTGTTCGGGGTCGTGCTCAAGCGAAAGCCGCCCGGCGAGTCGTGGACGCCGACCGAGTGGGCGTCGGTTCTCGACGAGCTCGACACGTCGACGCTGACGATCGGCCAGTTCCTCGAGGCCGAGCACGCTCGACCGCGCGGATAAGCGTGGGCGGCGAGTCGAAAATTCAGTGGACCGACGCGACGTGGTCGCCCGTGCGCGGCTGCTCGATGGTCTCGCCCGGCTGTACCAACTGCTACGCGATGACGCAGGCGCACCGCTGGCCGCAGTTCGGCAGGCTCACGCGTCCGGGCCCGAACGGCATGGTGTGGACCGGCGAAGTCCGGACGATCGACGCACTGATGACGCTACCGCTCGGCTGGCGCACGCCGCGGCTCGTGTTCGTCAACTCGCAGTCGGACACCTTCCACGCTGATGTGCCGACCGAGTTCATCGACATGATGTTCGCGATCATGTCGGTCTGCCGCTGGCACGTGTTCCAGGTACTCACGAAGCGCCCGGAGCGGATGCTCGAGTACTGCTCGAGCACCGACACCATGGGCCGAATCGCCGCGATCGTGGCGAGGCTCGCGCATAACCTCGGCAGCGCATACGTCACGCACGTCGACGACGGGCTGCCCGGCTTCCACCTGCCGAACGTATGGCTCGGCGTTAGCGCGGAGGATCAGGACCGAGCAGACGAGAGGATCCCGCTACTGCTCAATACGCCGGCGGCCGTGCGCTTTGTTTCGTGCGAGCCGTTGCTCGGGCCGATCGACTTCAACGCGCTCAGCGACGCGTGTGAGAATCTGAACGCACTCAGCGGCCGTCGCGAGGATCCTTTCGGCGACGTGGTCACCAGACGGCTCGGGAGCGCGCTCGACTGGGTCATTGTTGGCGGCGAGTCCGGGCAGCGCGCGCGATCCCTTGATCTCGCCTGGATCCGCGCAATCGTCGACCAATGCGCAGCCGCGTACGTGCCGGTCTTCGTGAAGCAGATCGGCGCGCGCCCTTACGACACCCACCCCAATGATCCGTCCAGGCATCGCGAGCTCCGCCCGCGCGATCGCAAGGGCGGCAATCCGCTCGAGTGGCCCGACGATCTACGTGTCCGCCAATTCCCAAAGGTGCCCAACGATGCCGACGAACCGACAGAAGCCTGACCCGGCCGTGATTGCCACGGCCGTTCACCAGATCCACGCGGCGATCACAATGCTCCGCGCTAACGGTTTCGATTCGCTGGGTGAAGCAGCCGTCTTCTCCACCGCTGCGATCGCGCATGTGGACGGCAAACCGGTCGGCCTCAGCGATATCGTCAGGTCGCTCAAGATGCCATTCAGCAGCGCATCTCGTCTCGCATGGGGCCTGGTCGAGCGGGGCCTCCTGTCGTACGAAAGCCATGCGAGCGATCGCCGGCGCAAGGTGATCCGCGCCAACGTCGAGGCGCTGAGGTGAGCAAGCCGTCTCTTGCCGCCGGCGCACCTCTAGATCTCGCGCGCCTCCTCGAGACGCGGCTACTCGTCCAAGCGAACAGCGGCGGCGGCAAGTCGTGGGCGCTACGCCGCATCCTCGAGCAGACCGCGCCGAAGGTGCAGCAGCTCGTCATCGATCCCGAGGGCGAGTTCGCCACGCTCCGCGAGCGCTTCGACTATGTGATCTGCGCGCCGCACGATGCAGACGCGATCGCGACACCACGCACTGCCGCCCTGCTCGCTCGCCGACTACTCGAAACCGGCGTGAGCGCCATCCTCGACATCTACGACCTGAAGGCTCACGAGCGGCAGGCGTTCGTCGAGAAGTTCCTGACAACACTCGTCAACGCACCGAAAGCGCTATGGCGACCGGTGCTGATCGTGCTCGACGAGGCGCACATCTTCGCGCCCGAGGCTGGCAAGGCCGAGAGCACCGGCGCCGTGATCGATGTTGCAACCCGTGGCCGCAAGCGCGGGCAGAGCCTCATCGTCGCGACGCAGCGGTTGGCGAAGCTGCACAAGGACGTGGCCGCCGAGATGCTGAACAAGATGATCGGGCGCACTGGACTCGACGTCGACGTCATTCGCGCGGCCGCCGAGCTCGGGCTCACGAAGGGGCAGGCATTCGACCAGCTCCGTCCGCTCGATCCAGGCGAGTTCTACGTTTTTGGACCGGCCTTATCGCTGGTGCCCACGAAGGTAAAAATCGGCGACGTCGTGACGACGCACCCGAGGGCCGGCGACCGATTGATGCAGGCGCCGCCGGCGCCGTCGGCAAAGATCAAGGGGCTCATCTCGGCCGAGCTCGCCGACCTGCCGCAACAAGCCGAGTCCGAGATCCGGACGCTCGAGGACGCGAAGCGCGAAGTCTCGAACCTGCGCCGACAACTCACTCTCGCGGAGAAAGCGCAGCCAGTCGCGGCTACGGCACCGAAGGTCGACGTCCGCGCCTATCTCAAACAAATCGAACGGCTTCGCGCCGCGGTGGAGACGCTGATGAAGTTCGTCATCGAGATTAACGCAAGAGACTTCACGGCCAAGGCCGGCGTCGACGAAGCTGCGATGACGGCGGCTGTGCAAGCTGCGGTGGATCGTGCAACGAAGCTGATCGAGCAGAAGCTCGACACACGAAACCGCGAAGTGTCCGCGCTCCAGACCGAGGGCAAACGGCTCATCGAGCGGATCAAGAAGCTCACCGAGATCGACGACGTGAAGGTCGCTGTCAGCGTCACGCACAACGAGCCGTTCACGGTATCGGCTGCGCCCCGACCGGCACCAAAGCTATTCACGAACGGGGACGCAAAACCGGACGGGCTATCCAAACCTGAGTTCGCATTCCTTCGCGCACTGTGGTGGCTCCGCGACGAGGAGCGCACGCCGGAGAAGGTTGCGTTCTACGCCGGCTACAGCGTGACGAGCAGCTCGTTCGGTAACTCACTTGGCGCGCTGCGCTCTGCCGGATTGGTGCAAGCGCTCGGCATCACGTTCGAGGGCGAGAAAATCATTGCGCCCGTGGCGGGCGAGAAGCCGACCGGGCGCGAGCTCCGCGAGTGGGTGCGTCCAAAACTGACCAAGGCGGAGAACTCTTTCCTGGACGCCCTGATAGACGTCAATGGCCAACGCCTCGACGACGAGACGTTGTGCGAGCGCGCCGGCTACTCCATCACGAGCAGCTCATTCGGTAATTCGGTTGGGCGGTTGCGCTCGATTGGTGCCGCGCAAGGTTACGCGAAGGATGGTGGCACGAAAGCGGCTGAAGTCTTTTTCGACGGCGTCTGACATGCAGGCCACCCCAAACCGCCGCTCCACCGACCGCCCTGCCGAGCACGGCCCGTCGACGTGGCGCCCGCTGATCTGGTTCGTTCTGGCAGCTGCGGCTGTGTGGGTGATCGTGGTGGGCGGCGGCGCATGAAGTCGCACACGCTCAAGACTTGGCCTACTCAGTTTCAGGGCGTCGTCGATCGCAAGAAGCTCCACGAGTGGCGCCGCAACGACCGCGACTTCGCTGCGGGCGACGAACTCGTGCTGGTCGAGTGGGATCCATCGGTGCAAAAGGAGACCGGCCGGCGGGTGCTGTGCATCGTCACGTGGCTCACGGTTGGCTTCGGCGTTCCCGAAGGCTGGTGCTGCATGTCGATACGACCGGATTGGCGGACGCTCGTTTCACCTGTTGGTCTTGTACCGAGGTGACGAACACAGCCGCCCTGCCGGAGCTCCTCGACGTCGCCGGCGTTGCCGCATACCTTCGCGTGTCCGAACAAACGATCGCGCGCGAGGTGCAGCGCGGCCGCCTACCCTTTACGCGTGTCGGCCGCCGCCTTAGATTCACGCACGAGCACGTCCGACAATATCTAGAACGACAGCAGGGGGCTCCATGTCCAGGCAAAAACCCGGCCAGATCGGGGAGTACTGGCTCAGCCGCAACCGGCACGGCACGTGGTGCCGCACGTGGTTCGACGCAGCGACGCGGCAGACTCGACGCGTTGCAGTCGGCGCACCGGATCTCCAGAGCGCAGTGATCGCGCTGGCGAAGTGGTACGTGCTCGAGCAGGAGCTCGACCAGGAGCGCCCGGCCGACATTCCAGTCGGCGTCGCGCTCGAGCGATACCTCGACAAGCACGGCAAGGATGTGGCGAGCGCCGACGCGATCGCGCGCGCCGTGAAGAAGCTGAAGGCGTTCTTCGTCGACGACACCGTGGCCGAGCTCACACTTGATAGACAGAACGAATTCGAGCGCTATCTGCGAGCCAAGGGCTACGCCGACGCGTACATAGGGAGGATCCAGACGACGCTGAAGGCCGCGCTGAACCGCAGTCACGAGAACCACGAGCTCGCGTCGGTACCCTACATCCGCGTCGCATCGAGCAAGGCCTCGCGCGATCGGCTGCTCGCACTGCCGGAGGCGGCCGCCCTCTTCAACGCGGATCCGCCCGAACACCTGTTCCGGTTCCTGCTGCTCGCGTTCAACACGCTGTCACGGCCCGAGGCGCTGCTCGAGCTGCAGCCGTTCCAGACCGACCTCGAGCGCCGGCTACTCGCCCTGAATGCGCCCGGCCGCGTGCAAACGAAGAAGCACCGGCCGACGGTGCCCGTCACCGACACGCTGCTGCCGTGGCTGCGCGATTGGTCCTCGAGCCGCTATTACGTGCAGTGGTTCGACGGGCAGACGACGCCAATGGACAGCATCAAGACGACGTGGCGAAAGCTACGGCCGCGGGCCGCTGCGTTGCTGAAGAAGGCCGACCCGCAGCACGGAGGCCTCGGCGACGTCGTCCCGTACACGATCCGGCACACGATGGCGACGGAGCTCCGCCGGCGTGGCGTGCCGCAGTGGGAGATCGCGGGCATGCTCGGCCACCGCACCGGCGGCACGTCCGAGACCTACGCGAAGTACGCGCCCGACTACCTGGGCCAGGCGGCCGCGGCGATCGACGACTATATGAACGAGCTCCAGCCGCTCGTGAAGCGCGAGCTCATCCGTCCGATCGCGCCCGCGCCGACGCCGAAGCGGCATCTGACGGTGGTCAAATGACGAAAGAGCTGTCCGATAGAAACGCCATCATCTGGCGTCTGGTTATCGATGACGGTATCTCGCAGTCAGAGGCGGCTCGGACTATGGGCATCTCAATCAACAGAGTCCACCAGATCCTCTTCAACACGGCTCGGCGCAAGGGACTCTATAGATCAAGCTACGATGGCAGGTTGCTTGTTGAGAAGATCAGGACGGCGATACGTGAGCAATCCTCGCGCGTGTCCCCTGCGTGTCCCCCTGATCCGGAGGGCCATCGCAAGTGATTGAAAAGTGGAGCGGGAAACGAGACTCGAACTCGCGACCCCGACCTTGGCAAGGTCTAGGAACCCTAGGCGCGCCGCCATCATCTAGTATCACTGACCCTCAGTCGCACGCACGAAGCATCAACGAGTTACGTTCGTTGCGTGTCCCTTGCGTGTCCCTTCATCGGGCGGTGCGCCGTGGCGCTTGACCCGTATCTAGAGCTCCGAGTACAGCGCGGCGCGAGCGCGGCGGAGATCAAGCGCGCATACCGCCGGCGAATCGCCGAGGTCCACCCCGACAAGAATCCCGACGATCCGTTCGCGTCCGCCAAAGCTCAGCAGGTCCAGGAGGCATACGAGATCCTGAGCGACGCCGCGAGACGTAAGGCCTACGACACCAACGGCGAAACGCAGCGGCCCGCGAACCTAGACGTCTCGGCCCACTCGATGTTGACGCAGGTGTTCCTCGAGGTCCTCTCGGGCGGCGCCGGCGACCACGTCGTCGCACGGATGCACACGGCCCTCAAAGTCATCGTTCAAAAGAACAAGGCAACGGTTCGCGAAGGCGAAGCGATCAACAAACGGATCGCGGCCGTGAAGCTGCGCTTCAGATGCCGCAATGGTGAGAATTTTCTCGCCGCTATCCTCGACAACCAGGTCGAGAAGAATCGAGTGACGATCGACGGCGCGACCCGCGCGATCGCCGTGGCCGCACGCGCCAGCGAGATGCTTTCCGCCTTCGAAGACGTCGAGCAGCAGCTGCTCGGTGGAACGTCGACATCGACGACGACCTTCGTGCTCGCCTGAGAGGTTCTGCCAATGACGTGTGCCGACTGCAAGTTCTCCTCACCTCAACTAGACCGGGACGGCAAGCCGATTCCGAAGTCACCGTTGCTGTGTCGGCGCTACCCGCCGGCGCCCTCGCCTATCTTTGGGCCGCAGCTGCATCCGAGCGCGGCGCCGCCGCACTTCGGCAACATCTCTGTCTGGGCAATGGTGCAGCCGACCGAGTGGTGCGGCGAGTTCGTCGCCAGCCAGCCCCGTCTCAGCCTCGTGTAGCGCTCGCTGGGTATACTGGATGGGTGTCCAGTAATTACCGGCCCGGCACCACGCCTACGACCAACGAGATCCGCGTGATCGAGCGCGATGGCCGGCGCTGGCTGCAACAGTGGCGCCTGAAGCCCGGCGGCCAGCTATATGAATATGAGTGGGTCGACGTGGCGGAGCTGCCGCGGGCCACACAGCCTGTTACACCTTTACGGAATGTGTAAATACCAATGCCGCTCCCGGCGCGGTCGGATCAGCGCCGAAGCTTCAGCAGCACTTCGCAGGGCGGCGAATCGTACTCGTGACCCTTGAGGTCACGGTATTCGCGCCGAAGCTCGCGGCGATAGCTGACGAGCTGCGCGTCTGACTGATCCATGCAGAGCGCGGCCTCGACCGACTCGATCTTCTCGGCGAGTTGCTCGGCGCGAACCTCCGTGAGCTCGCCGGCGCGCGCGAACCCGCTGCCGAAGTACGGCACGAAGCCGAACATCCAGACGATCAGCACCACCATCACGTACAGCTGCAGCGTGGTCACCGTCGCCAGATTGGTTCGCCACTGAGCCATGCGTCTACCCTCCGGGGTGTTGAGGTCCAGATCATCGATCGGCGGCTCGAAGGCGAGCGCGAACCGGCTCAGAAAGCTGAGGAGCTTTGCAAGTTGCTGCATGCCTTCATCCTCGTGTCTTTTCGTAGGTCCGGTACGCGCCGAGGCCGAGGATGCCGAACAGCAGCGTCAGCAACGTGTCCATCGCGAGCGTCGGCGGCGGCATCCATGCGTAGATGGTCGACAGCCACTCGAGCAGCGGTTGCAGCAGGAGCTGGTACAGCAACCCACTCACGCAGACCCAGCCGACTGCCGGTCGCCATCCGCTCTTGAACAGAGAGTCCGACTCGGCCTCGATCTTGTTGACCTCGATCTGGCCCGCGATGATCGTGCGCTCGGTCTCCGCAGCGATCTTCGCGAGCTCGTGCTGCTGCGTCCCGAGCATGACCTGAATCTCGTGCTGCAGCTTCGTCGCGAGATCCCGATCCGGGACGCGCTTGTTGATGATCTCCGCAATCTGCGAACCGATGCCGCCGGTCAGGAAGCCGGTGAGCTTGTCGAGGATGGACATCGCTACTCCTTTATGTGCCCGGGCCCGATGAAGTTCAGCAGCGCGGTCCACCGCAGCGCGATGGGGTAACGCTTGCCCGACGTCGAGTGTCGTCGGTGATATTGGACACGCGACGAGAACATCAACCCGCGCCACTTCCAGGGCGCCTCGCGGAAGATCGCCCAGCCGAAGATGAGATTCATGATGGCGTCCGCTGGATATGCGATCGGGATCAGCAGGTACGCGATCGCCTTGATCCACCACGGGCACCAGATGCCCGAGTCGATCAGCTTCTGCACCGTCATCGCAACGATGAACCCGATCACAATCACGGGCGGTGACAGCAGGACGATCAGAATCACGGTGCTCATATGTCGACGACCTCCAAGCTCACCTCGTCAAGCGCGAACAACGACTCAACCACACGCATGTAAAGGCGGCGATATGCCTGAACCGAGTTGGTCAGTTCTCCTGCGACAATCGCCCCGTCGCCGACGAGCACGCATCCCTCGGTGTGCTTCTCCGTGTTGCCGGGGTGAATCAACACGGCGGTGAAGCCCGGAACGGCGGCGAGCTCGAGCATGCCTTGGTGCTCGGGGAACCTTTGCGCGTACTTGTCGTGCATCGATCCGACGCGGCGCAGTTGAATCGGATATGCGCCGGCCGGGATGCGGGTCTCGCCTGGTACCTTCACGTTCTGTGCCTGGTCCTCGAGCGTGAAGCACTCGAACGCGCCGTCGACGTCGAGCGCGCCGATCGTCGCTTCCCGCAGGTGAGCAAAGCGTCGCAGCCGTAGCTTCATTGCCGTCCCCCGAATAACAGCCCGCACGTTCCCTGCGTGATGCTGACGTCGGCCTCGCGCGGATCCCCGCCGCGGCCGTCCTGCGGCTCGCTCGTGTGGCCGGCTGAGCAGTAGACGTGCTCGCCGAATCGCTGCGTGAGCACGAGCTCACACGCGCCCTCGATCTGGCTCGAGCCGGGCTGGATGACTTGCCGCGGGCCGCAGCCGACGCGCAGCTCGACCGCGCAGCCGGACACCGCCGCGGCGATCGCGGCGATGAGCAACGCGCGGAATTTCAAGGGCGGCGCCCTCTCCGGCCCCACGAACCGACGGCCTTGCCGGTCGCCACCGCCACCGTGACGATCCACGACAGCACTTGCTCGACCCAGTCGCCGTTGGAGTCCGTCGCTCTGATGTTCGAGGTATACGGCGAGCCGGCGGCTGCTCCCGAGTCGATCGTGCCGGAGATCGTCGAGCCACTCAGCGAGAGTCCGTCCGGCAGATCTCCCGACGCCACGCTGTACGTGAGTGACTCCTGCGCGTTGCGACAGTGGAACTCGCCGGCACCGTCGAACGTCGGGATCGCGACGTTGATGAGGTTGTTCTGAGTCGGGATCGTGCGACGCGCGACGACGACGCCGGCACCGGAGTCCGCGCGCACCTCCACCCCGACGAGGGTCGAGAGTCCCTCCGACGCGTGACCGACCTCTGCGTTGGTGAGCTTCAAGTACATGGCGCCAGGAGTGAGGCTGCCGATCGCGCAATCGAAGGTGCCGCCCGTGTCGCTGCTCGTGCGAACGGTCTGCGCCACGAGGTTGCTTAAGCCGAGCGAGTCAGAAGTCAACTCGATCAGCGGATCTTCGCCGAGGTTCGTGCCCGAATACGGCACCGCGAGCTCAAGATCGTAGAACGCCAGCGACTTCTTGCCGAGCGAAGTGAGCGCCGGGTTGGTGCCTCCACTGCCCACGAGGTCGGGAACGGTCGGGCCGTTGGCCGAGCCGAGCGTGACGCCGCCGGTCAGCGTGATCGTCTCGCCGTTCGAGCCCTGGTCGACGTGCCCCGACCCGTCGCGAGCGAGCAGGGCGACGACGTTCGCCGCACCATACGTGGCGATCCACTCGACGAGCTTGTTCAGAGGATCGGCCGCGAATTCTTCCTGCTCCGACTGCGACGGCACGGCAGTCCAGACGAATATCGGCAACCACATCCGGCCGCGCCACTCGTCCGACGTGCTCGTGCCGTTGTAGCGCGCGCCGAGCGTCACCTCCTGAGTGTTGCCGTCGTCGGTCGTCGAGCTGGTGTTGCTCGTCGTGACCGTGTCGACCTGCGAGCCCGCCAGCGAGTGATAGCGGATCACGTTCGCGAGGCTCGCGCCCGTGTTGCTCATGGTCACGAAGTACCACGTCGTTGCACTCGGGCTCGTCGTGATCTCTCCGATCGGGCTGGCGTTGTATGTCCCTCGGAAGCGATTGTTGGAGTCCCGATACTGGAGCCCCGAGGACACCGCGTTGTTCGATGCGCGCCGCGAGTCGGCGATCCACCCGTTCTCACCAGGGTCGAGTGAGTCGAGACGAACGAACGCGCCGAAGAACCACGCCGTGCCGTTGTTCGTGCGCCAGGTCTGCGCCATCGCGCTGAGATACGCGCGATCGCTGGAGTTACCTGGGAATACGAGTGCGTCTCCGATTGCCATTAGCGCACCGCCCCACGATTCGGCGTCGAGCCGCTGGTGATTGGCAGATTCACCGCCATACCAGCGCTGCGCGAGAAGCCAGTCGCCATCGTGAACGTGTGCGTCGAGAAGTTCACCGCCGTGAACTGCCGATTGGCTCCGTTGCAGTGCAGCTCTTTGATCGAGCCATCGCTCGATACATAACGCGGATCAGGAAAGCATCGCGAATCGTTGACGACCAGCGACGTGCCGCTGCCCGAGTCGCCGGCCGCGACCGTCGTCAACGCCACCCCGTTCGCTGTGGTGCCCGGCGTGTACCATGTCGGGATGTCCGGACCCTTGATGTTCGTCGCAGCGCTCAGCGAAGCGGTGAACGGATTCGCGGTAACGAACGTCCAGTTGGAGAAGTTCGCCGGGTAGTTCGCGAGCATGTAGTTGATCGATCGCGTACCAGGACCGTTACCTCTGGAGATCGTGACCTCGAAGTCATCGCCGTCTCTGCCAGCGGAGTCGCGCACGGTGATGCCGTGCATCTGGATCACGTTCGTCCAATCAACGCCGGCCGAGAGGTAGGACACCAGCAGGTGATCGATCCAACTCGAGTACGGGTTCAGCGCGACCTGATCGAAGATGCAGTTGAGCCACTTGTAATCGTTCAAGCGGGCCGAGCCGGGGGCGCCGTCGTCGAGCCAATCGCGCATGACTGCGATCGGTCCGTTGAAATTCTGATAGACGCTGTGCGCGACGCGACCACCGCGCGCGAACCACGACCACGATCCAGAGTCGATCGCGTGACCGTGCGACACCGAGTTGCGGATCACGGAGTCGACGATCGAATTGTCCGTGCCCTCCAGCTTGCACATCTCTGACGTGCCAGAGGGCGACGTATCAGGAGGCACGCCGTTGCGATTCAACACGCACTTGCGCATTCGCCAGTGCTGCGCGTTGCGCGACGTGTACGTGAGGCAGCGGTTCCCGTCAGGAGGCGGGCCGTTGCTGAACGTGGGGATAGCGCCGTACGAGCCATCGAAGTCGTGGTTGTAGATTTCTCCGCGCCCGCCGAACATATTTCCCACGCCGTGACCGCCCCGATTCAGAGAGCGCCCGAGTGACCCACCGTCGAGGAACATGCTGCCCATTAGCTACCCACCGGAATGGTGTGATCGATCCACAGAGAATCCCCGAAGTCGTTGCCATCGGAATGGTGACTCGTTCCGTGCTGCTCCCAATCGAGCCGCTGCACGTAGTTGTCGATGGCCGCTCCCATCGACAGGCCCGACCACCCGACGGTTCTGCGCACCACGCCCTCGAGCACGATGCCAACGCCGTTGACGTGCCCAAGCTTCTGCAAGTGCCCGAACGCCGTCACGTCCTCACCCTTCGCGGCCTCGCCGCCGCCGAAGCCGAACACCATCTCGCCGTCCCATCTGAAGAACTGCGTCGCGCTCGTCTGCAAGATGCTGATGTAGTTGCGTTGGTAGACTCCACCACCAAGGCTGTCCCAAGCATCCCCAATCCAGAAAGCCTGCTGGAGGCTACCGCTCGACGGACCCATCCAGTCGACGATGCCGTCGCTCGTCACGCGCAAGCGAATGCGGTGCGAGTCGTCGGTGCCGCTGTAGGCCGGAACATAAACTTGATTGCGATACGTGCCGGGCGCGATGTTGATGTCGACGTGACCGCTCGCGTGCGGCTGCACGTTGTTCGCGCGCGTGATCGTCGCCCACGGCCCATTGGTGCCGCTGACGAACGTCGCGCTCAGTCCGTCCCACGAGTCGTTGCCGGTGCCGCCGTTGATGTAGTAGTTCTGCGCAGCCGTCGGCGCGCCCGCGATGATCCAACTGAACGACCTCGACTCTGGCGTGCCGCTGCTCGGCGTGCAGGTCAACACCACCGAGTAGGTGCCGCCGGCGGCGCTCGGCGTTCCAGTGATCGCGCCCGTCGTCGAGCTGATCGACAGACCGGTCGGAAGTCCGGTCGCGCCGTAGGACTTCGTCGCCGTGGCGTCGGCGTCGTTGAAAAACTCGGCGATCGAGAACGAGATCACCGCGCTCGGCGCGTTGTTCTGAGTCGTGATCGTGCCGACGGTCGTCGGGACGCTCATGACGGCACCACCTTGACGCGCCCGATCTGTAGCTTCCAGACGTCGCTCGATCCCTCGCCGTCGACGTCGATCACCAGGCGCGCATAGTCCGAGTCCGCCATGTTGGTGTTCGCGAGAACTCCCGTGAGAGTGAACGTCACGGTGGTCCACGCGCCGCTCTGAGTGAGCGTACTGAACGCGGCGGTCGCCTCTGGCCGAGCGCCGGTAGTGTTGGCGATGTAGCTATTCAGACCGAGCGCGCTCGCAGCCGTGTCGAGCTTGTAGCCCTGCAACCGCACTTCGAGCGTCGCGGTGTTGGTGATGGTGGTGATCTCGACGAAGCGATAGGTGATCGCCACCTTCAACGTGTCAGGGATCGGGATGAATTGCCGATGCACCAGCTCCGAGAAGAATCCGTCGCCATCTCCGGCCAGCGCCTGAAATTGAGCGGCGTTGCCGCCGTTGATTCCGGCTCCAGCGACGAGCGTAGGGAACACGCCGTTGGAGATGGCTCCAATGCACCAGTAGTCGGGGTCCAGCGTCGAGCCGAAGTTGGTCTCCGTGACATTCGGGTCTGCCGGCACCAACGTCTCGACGCGAGCGATCCTGAGCGTGTCGATCTCCATCACGATCGTCGTTCCGCTCGGCTGACCGAGTTGAATCGCCGGCCGAATGAACACCGCCTTGGTTCCGTCCGACGCCGCTCGAATGTGCGTCGGAAGCCCTCGCGCTCTGCCGTCGCTGAAGTGATGCGTGCCCTGGTCTGTGAACGAGTTGCTATTGAATGACCCGGTGAACCACGCCTGTACGCGGTTCCACCCCGGCGGCAACATTGCTGCGGCGTAGGCTGAGTAGAGCGTGCGATTCGGTAGCGCCTCTGACGTGCCGCCCACGCGGTCGATCAGCGTCACGCCGTCGGGCTTCACGCCGAGGAAGCCGATCGTGATCGCGTCCTGACCCGACTGCGGCGTGATGTATCGGATACGCGCCTCGACCAACCACATCACGTTGGGATCGTAGGCGAGGTTTCGCTTGAAGTGCGCTCGCATCGCGCCCTCGACGCGCAGCACTCTGCCGCCGTTCACGCCGTTAGTCGGGAACGTGATCGTCGGTGTGCTGCCGCCGGTGATCTCCCAGTTGTCCTCGAAGCCCGCCTGGCTCAAGTAGGGATCGAACGTGTCGAGCCACGTCACGACCTCGATGTGTCGGCCGCCGGTCGCCTGCACGCCGTCGGTCGGGCCAGAACTCCACGCCGATCTGACCGCACCCTGCACCGCGCGCGCCCAGTAGTAGCGCGTCTGGATGCCGTCGAAGTTGTGGTTGTAGTAGGGCGCCTTGATGTTCGCGACGCGCGTGGCGTCCTCGATGTTGTTCGTGATCGACGAGAACAGCTGGATCAAGCCGAACTCGCCGTCAGGTACTCCACCGAACGTGAGCGCGACGCCGAATGCCGCACTTTCGGCCGAGACGATCACGGGCGCGGGCACGACCTCGTCGGCTCCCTCTCCTAACACCTGCTCGATCGGTATGTACTGAGCGTGGCTGAACGCCTCCCAGTGATCTGTCGCGCCCACTCCCTCGATGCCCGTCCACGGCGCAGCTGGCTCCGGGTCGGGCGGGATTATGCCGATGGTGTTGCCAGAGAGCGCGGTTGCGCCGCTATCGGCGACGACGTGCCCCGCGAAGTCGGGTATCGCCGACGTCGGCAGCGCGAGCAGCGCGTAGCAGAAACCAGGCGCACCGCCGCCACCAGTGCCAGGGCGAAGGAGGTGCCCGCCGTGCGAGACGTCGCCAGCAGTTCCGGTGTCGCCTGGACCTCCGGACGTGTCGATCTCGCCGCTCACGCCGAAGGTGACGCTGTCCGCGATGATCAATAGCCCTGCGCCGCCGTCGCCTCCGTTGCCGCCCAGACCGCGCACGACGAGATCAGAGCTTACGATCGGACCACCGTACAGACCGGGCGTGCCGCGACACTCGCTCGGCAGGCCCAATAGCTCGCCGTTCTCTACCTGAATCGCGAGCGGCGGCGTCGCGGCAATTCCTACGAGCGCCGGTGAGCCGTTGCCAGAATAGAAGTTGCCGCCGTGCGTGTAGAAGATGCCGCCACCAGAGCGCGTCGAGCCGCCGGTCGGCAACGTCCACGGCGTGAACACGACGAACGGACTACTCACTACGTTCGGGTCGGTGACGCCCGCGTGGCCGCGACCGACGCCGTCGAGGCGACCCGAGATGTGCAGATTGCCGCGCACGCGGAGCTGGACGTTCTGCGTGAAGTTCACCGTCACGCTCGCGTCGATCGTGAGGTCACCGAGGTGATAGAACACCCCGAGTCGCATGTCGTCGTTGCCGGTGAGCGTGCCGTTCGCCGTGACGTGGTTGTCGACCACGGTCAGCGCGCTCGACACGAGCGCGCCGGCCGAGCTGTACCACGTGTCGGGCAGCGGGCGCGGATATGGCACCGGCTGATTCGCGTAGTACTTCGACGTCGTCGCGAAGAACTCGCCGACCGTATCGCCCGTCAGCCAGTTGACCGAGATCGCCTGCACCTCGCACGCGCGATCGAACGACGCCTGCCCTGCGAAGTCGCGCACGCTCGGCATCACGCATCGCACGACGTCGCCGACCTCCAGGTCGTTGTGACGCCGCGAGAGCTTCTGAGTGAACGTGATCGGCGGCGATCCGAGCCGATCGGTGTACGTGTCCATGATTCTCGCGATGACCGCGCCGGTCTGGTGGCGATTCACCGTGAGACCCTCGAACTCCAGCTCCACCGCCTCGCTGATCTTGTGCTTCTGCTGCGACGCGAGGTTATACAGGCGCGTGGTGCGCGAGAGCCCGTCGCCCGTCTTGTTCCAGCGGATCACCATCTCGTTGACGAGCGCGTCGCCGTCGTGGTTGATCGACGCCAGGCCGATGAGATCCCTGCCCTCGTTCAGCACGCGAATGCTGCTCGACGTGCTCAACATGCTCGTGATGCGCCGGAATCGCAGCTTGCCCTCGGGCGTGACCATCCAATTCATCCACGCCGGCCGGCAGACCTGCTCCTCCAAGAACTTCTTGCCGTCGACACGCGATAGATGCAGCAGGCGCAGGATCAATCCAGCGTCCGCGCTAGCGGGATCGTGAAGGTCGGTGCCGATGTTCTCCAGCGAGGCGTCCTCGATCAGCGTCGTCGAGATGCCCAGGTGCCAGTGATCGGGCACCGTCATCGTGCCGGCGAGGTCCTCGCCGGTCGCGATCACGTAGGCGTGGTCGGCGACCGACATCTCCAGGTAGATGACCTCCTGAACCTCGGGCCACTGCTCGCTGTCGACTCCTTCGAGCTCAACCTCGACCGCGATCGTGTTGCCGACCTCGCGCACGCAGCCTAGGAACGACCACGTGCCGTTGCCGTTGTCGACCTTGCTGGTGTACCGAATGATCTCGCCGGTCTTGGGGAGATGCAGGTAGCCGACCAGTTGCAGCGGCGCATCCGTGAACGTCGCCGTGTGCTGCACCAGCTCGAACTCGCTCGCGTTCGTCACGACGACGGTTGTGTCCGCATCGCCGAGAGCTACCGCGAGACGTGTCCTCTTGAAGTCGAACACATCCTTGCGCAGCTCGCGATTGAGGTCGTAGCACTTGAACGTGTACTTGCTGGCGTCGAGCCCGACGCGGCCGTCGATGATGTAGGTCGCCACGCGCCGCCACGTCGCGTGCGTGAAGTCGTCGGTGTCGCCAGTGAAGATCCGAACCTCTCGACGCCGCCATCCCTCGTCCTCGTCGGTGAGCTGGTCGCGGATCGCGTCGGTGAGCTGACCGTCAACGTCGGTGACGGTGAACTCCAGCGAGCCGAACTGCGTGCGACCCTCCAGCGGTTGTAATCGCTGGCTCGTGCTCGAGCACTTCGTGAGGCACCCGTGCAGCGCCGTCCCCGGCACGTTCGCGATGCCGCTGCGATTCGTGATGTAGATCGACGCCGTCGGGTAGACGAGCTGCACCACCACGCGCGGGTCGCGTCGCGGCTGTGTGAGTCTCGAACCAGCCGGGTCCTCTCTCACGGTAGCTTCTGCGCCCTGAACGAGTACTTAGCGTTGCGCGGTAGCACCTGCTGTCGCGTGACGCGGCGATCTGGCATCCACACGCTGTACGTCGTAGCCGCTACTGGCACCGCGATCGTGCCGGTGAGGTCGAGCGTCCACGGCTCACCGTTCATCACGGAGGTGAAGAACTCCTCCCACTGGCCGACGTTCGACTCCAGCACGAGGTCGGTGTCGAGCTGCCAGGAGATCACGTTGGCCGCGAGCCAGCCCTCGGGCGTGCCGTCGTTCGTCTCCTCCATCGAGCCGCGCGCGTCGCGAGTGCGTGGGTAGGCTTCAAGCTCAAACTGGATCTGGTAGGTGTTGCCGGCGGTGTGCCCGCTGTACAGCTCGCCGCGATTCACCGCTACATAGGTCACCGTCGGCATCAGAAGTCCTCTTTCTCGACTTCGCGAATGGCTCGCACGATGCGCTCTGCATCAGCGCGCTCCACGCGACCAACCGCGCCCGTCACGATGTAGACCACCTGCATGGGTTCTTTCCGTGACGGGTCGCGGGGCGCGGAGAAACCGGAATCGACCGGGTCGCCATTGACCGTCCCCATGGATCCGGCCAACGACGGCGTCGTACCGCCACCGCCACCCTCGAACGACGCCGACCGGATGGCTTGAACCTGGGCGAGGCCTGCAGCCACCGTGGCCGCGGCGACGACGTACGACCACGGTGCCGGATAGTCCTTCAACGCTCGAGCGGCGCCCTGATACGTCGAAATGATCGCATCGGCGATGCCGAACATCTTGTTGAGCTGGAAAATTCGCTTGTTGTACTGGGCCGTTCCGGCCGTGATGTTGGCCAGCGTCCCGATCACCGTGGCGGCCTTCTGCCGGCCGCTCAGTGCTTCGAATCTCTGCCGCGCCGTGAGCCCGGCCTTCTCGATCTCGGTGAGCCGCTGCTGGCCGGCGACCGCGACACCCGCGGAGATCTCGTAGAAGCGCTGTTGATCGATCAGGCCGCGTTCGTGGGCATCGCGAAGAATGTCGAGGCGGCGTGTGATCGCCTCGCGCTCCGCCTCCTCGCGCGTGAGCGTTCCCTCGCGCACGAACTCGACCTCGCGCAGCAGTTGCTCGCGAAGCTGTTCTTCTTCACGAACGGCCCGTTCCTTCTGCTGCTGCGCCCTCTTGTCTGCTGCCTCGTCCTGCGCGGCCTGGATCTCCCTCCAGAAGTCACGCACCTGCGGCAGCGCCTGACGACCGATCGACTCCAGATCGAATAGCTGGAGACTGTCCTTCGGGGCATCTTCCTTGTCCTTGATCTGCTCCCTGCGTGACATGATTTCGCGAACTTCGTCGCCCAAGCGCTGCGCCTCGGCACGAAGGTTTGCAATATCGGTCGGACGACCCGGCGCGCTGCGCCCTTTCTCGAAATTGTCGATCGCCTGCGTGATCTCTTTTATCCGATCCGCTCGGCGCTTCAGTTCCTCGTCGACCTGCTCGCCCTCAGTCGGGAACAGGAACCGACGCCACCATATCGCGGCACTCTCGATAGACGGCGCCAGCTCGGTTGCAATCGTCGCGGCTAGCGCCTGCGCCTCGGTGTTGAGGCGTGTCATGGCAGCACCGGCCGCATTCAGCGCGGCGCGCTGATCTTCCGTGACGTTCTTCGCTTGGATAGCCGCCTCGATCCAATTCCCAAGCGCGCGAGCGCTCAGAACGACACCGAATCCGGCGAGCACGTTGCGCACACCGATCGCAGCGCGACCCACGTTGTTGAAACCGCCAACCATCGATCGCGACGTGTTGCCAGCTGCCCGATCGAGATCGCGCAGCTTCGCGTTCTGGCTCGCGAACGCCGGCCCTGAAATGTCTTCAGCGGCGAGGAGCAGTGTTGAGCGCGGATCTGTCACAGCGTGCTTCCCATTCGTCTACAACGGCCATGGAGTGCGTGTACGAGGACGGCTGATCTAGAAGGCCGCCGGCGAGCGGGAGAATCCCGTTCTTGTAATGGCGATAGAGATCGAGCCAGTACCACGAGCGCGTTGAAACGAGCTTGCGTGGGCAGATCGGGGAATCCTCGAGGAGGACGACGTCGCCGTCGGCGACTGTCCAGGTTTGACCGTCTAGCGATCGGCCCTCGCCGTCACATTCACATCGACCGCACGGGTATTTCTTCGTCTCGCGAGAGACGACGACGGCGAGGGCTAGGTTTTTTCCGGGCTGGCTTCCGCCGGCTGCTTGTCGGCGCGGCTTTCGACGAGGCCGATGATCTCCGACCAATCGTTGCCGTTCATCTCGACAATGATCCGCATCCCGCAGTGCGCAATCAGGCCGCGCAGCGCGGTGCCAGGCACTTCGATTCCGTCGGGCCAGCGAACCGGCTTACCGTCGGCCGCGACAATGTTCTCGCACGCGATGATCGACAGCATTCCCGCGCGGAACTGTGCAGCGCGGGTCCACCCATGCTCGCCGTACAGCTCCTCGACCTCGATCATCTCGGCTTGCGTCAGCGGACGAAGCCGAAACTTGACCGGAGCCGTTCCTTCCTGAAACTCCGGCGTGAACCAGAACGGCAGAAGCTTGGGTGCGAGCTGCATGTGGCTCCTAGGTGAACGCTAGCGAAAAATCGTCGGTGCCGTTGGTGTCGCGAGCTCCGTACTCGATCTCGTAGGTCAGGAGCTCGTCGCGATTGCCGTCGCCGACGTTGCGGAAGTAGGCGTTCGGCACGCTGAGTGCGAACCGGTTGCCGGCTGTGCCGCCGATTACGCCGGTGCCGATCGCCTGGTCGGTCCCAGCCCGGAAGATTCCGACGAAGTCCTTTGCGGAGATCAGCTCGACTTCCGGATTGATCGTGCCGCGAGTCGCTCGCCCGGTAATCGTGGTCAACGCGCCGAAGCCGTCCGAGTTGTTGGGGTTCGTGCCGTCGACGAGGTTGTTGGCGATGTCCATCGTCAACTTCTCGATGACGGCCGCGTAGGCACCCACCACAAAGGTGGCACCGACAAACGCGGGCGGAACCGTCGACTCGAAGGACGGTGTCGGCGCCGCCGCGACGCTCTCGCTGTGGATCCTGCCGCGAAGGTTGAACGTGACCTTGCCGTACTGGCCGGCCGTCAGGTCGATCGAGAACGTCCCGCGGCAGCCTTTCGCGATGCGGTAGTTGCCGCCCTCCATGTAGCCGATCGTCACGGTCTTGTGGAGCGTCAGATCAGACTGTGGGGCGTACGTCACCGACGTGGCGCCGACAACCGTCTCCGAGAGTGAGCACGCCTGCAGCAAGTCGCCGATGCGCGGGGCCGTGCCGGCGGAGCCGGATCCCTTGAGCTCGACGGTGAACTGAAACCCGATCTTCGCGCCGCCGTAGACGGCCTTCTCCGGATTCAGCGACGATCGAATGATCTCGCGCTCGTTCATGCGCAGCGATTCCGCGACATTCACCTGCAGATCCTGGACCTGCACGACGTCGACGTTGACCAGCGTCTCGGCTGTCCCGGCCGTCGCCTCGAGCTCGACGAAGATCGCGCGGTTGCGGCGTGAAATCGACATGGTTATGGATCTCCTGGATCTGTTCGGTTCATCCGGTAGTGGACCAGCCAGTTGGAGCGAAGGACGCCGACTAGCTGCTCACCGCGAGCGCTGACCTCCGGAGCACTGACCGGGCCGTAGACGGTCGTGATGACGAAATCGAGCCCGAGAGTGCCGTTCGTCTCCATCAGCGCGATGTGTGCTTCCTCGCGCAGCTCCCACAGCTTCTCGTGCAGCTCACTTTCGGTCGGAGCACGCGTCATCACGGCAGCATCGATCGAAAGCATGCTGTCGAAAATATTGATCGTCTCGTAGGTCGCGGGCCGATCCTCGCCGTAGTCGACCGAGATCGCCGGCAGCTCGTCCTGCTGTTCGTCGACCGACAGTACGCGATGCTCGTAGACATGCGTGCCAGACGGCTGAACACGCGCGGTGATCGCGGCGACGGCTGCCTTGAATACGCGGTAGCCACGGTGCATTAGGAACTGCTCAATCTCAGCAACGTCATGCCCATCCCATCCGGCTCGAAATCCTTCACGAAGTACACGGACCGGTCGGCCCGGGTGACCTTCGACTGCTTCACGAGCTCATGCGCCACCACATCGGCCGTTCGGCACATGAGCACCGGCTCACGATTCGCGACCGTGAACCGATCGAGATCTCTTGCTAGATACGCCTCGTCGAAGATCGCCCACATCCGTGTGGGCTTGCCGGTGTCTAGCTGTTCGCCGACCGCCTGGATCATCGCCAGGCGGTCGGCGTCAGACTCGAACGTCACGGACTAGGACGCGTACTTCGGATGGCTGATCATGGTGTAGCTGATCAGCGCCGGCCCCGTGACGATCGTGCCAATGACCTTAACGAAGCCACGCAACGCCGTGGCCGGGAAGGCCGCAACGTACACAGCATCATCGTTCGACGTCGTGATCTGCGCGATCGTGCCGCCGATCGGAACCACCGCCGTTGCGCCGGAGTCGCTGGCCGCAGTGTTCGTCGTGAACGTGAAGTCCAGCGTGCCCGTGATGATACCGACGCTCAGAACGAGCAGAACGATACCCTCGCTCGCGGGTACCGCCGTCCAGAACGACGCCGCGGCCGTGTTTGCGGCTGACACCGAAGCCGCGATCTTCGTGACTGCGGCGGATTCCAATGCGTGATTAAGCACTTGCCTTCTCCTTGCCCTTCGCCGACTTCTCGGCCGTGAGTTGCTGAACTTGCGCCGTCAGCGCCGCGACTTGCGCCGCGAGACTGACGGTATCGACGACCGGTGGCCGAACCTTCGCCGCGAGTGGCACGACCTTGGGTGTTGCCCCAGCAGCCGCGAACTCGCACTTTTTGGCGTTGCGCAATTCCTGCGCGAGCGCCGCGTCGAGCACGACTACCGAACCAACGCCCAGGTCCTCGCCGCGGTGGCGAAAAGCTTTTGTGACCTGAACGGCCTGTTGCTTGAGAGCCATGTGTCCTTGCTCCGATTAGGTGATGGAGGCCGCGCGGGAGAACGCTGCCGGGTAGCGAACACCGATGTCGAGGCTGTACATCGCGCGAACGCCGATAATGCCGGCCGCGAAGCTGGCATAAGGGTTCGTGTCGATCTCCAGCGTGCCCCACTCGGCCACGACAACCTTCGACCAATCGCCGAAGTACATGACGGCCGTCGCGACTTGGTTGGACGACATGGCTGGGAACCCTTGCATGGTCCCGTTCCAGATGTTGCCCTCCCAGAGAGGCGACGCCGTGCTCGCGTACTTCACTCGCTGAATGCACAGCGAGGCGACAGCCGGAGTCGTCACGTAACCGCCGCGAGACGGCATGATGTTGCCGCCGGCGACGTCCGTCTGGAACTCCAGGATGTCATCGAACGCCAGCGACGTACCCGTGACCGAGCCAATGCCCGACACGTTGTCGATGCCGAGCGGCTGCCCCGAAGCACCGGTCCCAGAGAGTCCGGCCAAGTCCGCAGCGAGACCGACGACCGCGCCGAGGTCGGAGTTGACCATTGACTCGACGCCGATGGACGACTGCAGCAACAACTTCCGTGAAACCTCCGTGTAGGCAGAAACGGTTTTCGGCGACAGTGCGAGCTGGACGAACGCCTGCTGGCTTTCCGTAGCTCCGGCCGTTTCCGTCGCGAGCCATTCCGCCGTGGCCGATGCGCTCTGACGCGGAATCGTGACGTTGTCACGAAGCCCAGGGAGCGACGTCGCGCCCATGCGCATCAACACCGACGTATTGCGCATGATCTCGTCGAAGCCCATCACGCTCGTCTGAACGAGGAAGCCGCCCGCGCCGGCGTCGGACGTGTTCAGATCGCGCGAGAGGAACGGCAAGCCCATGCGCTGAGCCAAAGCTCGCATGTCGACGTCCATCTGGCGGCGCTGAATGTCCTGCGGCACGAAGAAATGGCCCTTCTCCGGGATCTTGTTCAAGCGCTCCGCAATCGCGGTGTGACACTCGAGCTCGAAGCCGGCTTCCTTCCAGTTCTCCGTGTTCGCGGCGAGAATCGCGCGCGTCAGGCTGTACTGCTTCTTCTGCTTATCCGTCAGATCGAGAGCCGACACAGCGTTGCCGCTGGTCTCGCCTCGAGCCTTCTGGATCTTCAGAATGTCGTCAGCGATCTGATCGAACGACGCGCCGCGCGAGATCCACGCTTGCACGACGTCCTCGCTGATGCCGTTCATCTGGCCGTACTTGCGAATCGTCGCGATCTTCTCGCGCTCCACCCGCTCGGCGAACGCAGCATCGTGCTGCTGTTTGCTAGACTCGATCTTCGCAGCAGCGTCGCGCTCGGCCTTCGCCTTGGCTTCCGCCGCAAGCTTCTCTTGCTCGTCCATACCTGCTCCTTCGGCGTCCGCCGACTTGTTGACTACTTCCGGACCACTACGACCGATGCCGATCGATTGATCGGCACCAATTCCGACGACTGACGCCTCCAGCGGGCGCCATCGCAACCACTTCACCGACTCGACCTCACCGTTCGCGCCTTCGTTGCGCTGCACCTTGATCGGCTCGGCCCTGATCGACATATCGGTCAGGGTTCCCTCGTCGACCATCCCGCGGACCATCGCCGCCTCAGGATTAGCCTCCGAGAATTTCAGATCTCCCACGAGTCGCTTGTTCGCGAGCTTCACGTTCACGATGCGACCTACCAGGCTGCCGATCTCGCGCGCGCGGTGATTCACGAACAACGGCAAGCCGCGCTCGCTGATCCCGTCGAGATCCACCGCAGACCTATCGTGCGATAGCACGTTCGGCGGCGCCCACGGCCAATCACGGACCGGGTTCTCGCTCGAGAGCGAGACGCGATAGACGGTGACGTCCTTGTCGTCGACCTTCTCGCGGAGGCGTTCGATCGAGAACGCGCGCGAGACATGGCTCTCGTCACGTTCCTTGTCGCGTTGAATCGGCTTCATTTCACGACCCTCATGCGCTGTTGCTCCTGTTGCTGCTCGTCGTCGACTTCCTCGTCTTTCGGCGGCGCTTCTTCTCCCGCCTCCGGAACCGGCGGTGTTTCTGCCACTGGCTGATCGGCGCCCGGATCGACGTCCGACGTGAGATCGAGTGACTCGGCGAGATCGAGCTCGCTGCGGCGTTCCTCGAGCACTTCCTCGATGTCGTCGCCGCCACCGGTCATAGATATCACCCGCGTCTGCGTCGTGAGATTTGCCTTGATCGCTTCCTTGTAGGCCGCGACTTCCTTCGTCGGATCGACCCAACCCCAGCCGCGCGGCTTGAACTTGACGGCCTCGAACTTCTCGCGGTCCGCCATGTACTCCTCGACGGAGATACCGGGAATCCGTCGAGCGAAAACCGCCTGCTGCATCCACATTTGATGGATGCGCAGGCGAAAGCCGCGGATGAAAATCTGCTGCAGTGCTTTCCAACCGTCGCGGTCATCAAGCTGTGCCGCTCGCTCGGAGCTGTAGTTCGCGTCCGAGTAGTCGCCAGAGAGCGCCGAGTAACGGACGCCGTATCCAGCGCCGACACCAACCTCTTTCAGTAGGTGGCTGATGAACTGCGGCAGCGCCGTGTTCGGGCGATTCGGCGAGTAGAAGTTCAGCTTCTTGCCGTGATGCACGAAGCCTGGCGCGTAGGGCGTTTCGAACGTTCCGTCCTCTTGCTGCTCCGCTTCCGGATTCGGGAAGTCGGACGGCTCCTCCCAACCGATCGGCTGCGCACTCGCCCGAGCCGCGACGATCTCAGCCTCGGTGTACCCGCCCATGTTGTTGAGCGTCCCGGCGACGGCATGGAGCCACGGCACACCGCGCGTCTGCGGCCAACGCTCCACCAGTCGTAGGTGGATGATCTCGGATGCAGAGACCGCTCGGATGTTGTCCGTGGCCATTCCACCAGGCTGAACGTCGGACGGATGGCGATCACGAACCCAGTACCGAATCGGTCGGAAGTACTGATCAACCTCGACGCCCATGCGCGCACGGTCGCCGGTCGCGATCGACTGAAACTCGTGCGGCACGCGCTCCGACTCGATCAGTTCGAGCGCGAACGGAATATCTGAGCCGCCGAACGCACTCATGTGCATCCGCACGAACGCTTCGCCAGCCTCGAACATTTCGCTGACCAGCGCCCGCTCGAAGTCGGGGAAATTCAGTGTGCCGCCGGTGTGGCAATATTCAGCACAAGACCAGCGCCACCACGCATCTTCGATCGCATCGTTGACGCTTTTCCGCAGATTAGTGCGGCTCGCCTTCACCTGAGCCTGGAGTCCGATACCGCTGCCGATGATGTTGTTCATCGTCAGAACGCGCAAGCGCTTTGCGTACGGGTTGTCACGGGACAACTGCCGCGATCGAGCACGAAGGTTCGTAAGGCTGCTGCGGATCTCCGTGTCGGAGCTCGTCGTGCCAGCAACCCATCCACTCGTCAGGCGCGAGTTCTGCGCGGCCTGATACATGCGCTGAACCGGAACCGGCGACAAAGAACGAGCAACAGGCATAGCCGGCATCGTGATCGACGTGTCGAACGCAACCTGAATCTGCTGCTGAATATCAGGCGCAGCCGCTCCCCTCCGCGGTGAAACGGATCGGAACCAATCGAGGATATTCATGCCCGCTCGAACCTGATGTATGTGCGCGTCGGCGCGACACCCATCTCGGATGCGGCCAACGCTTTGAACCGGTCGTACGCCCCGAGTAGTTCATCCCACGACATACGACTCAGGCTCCTTCCGGCAATCGACATCGCCAGTTGATCCGTGCTCGCTCGGCCTTCGATGGTAGCCTGCAGCGCTTCCGTCACTCGAATGTTGAAACTACGGTGATCGACAGCCGGATTCGCAAGATTCGCGGCCACCGTTAACCGGCCGACCGCCAGCGTCTCGACCGTGGTCGGTGTCGCAATCAACGCAACGCGCGCCTGCCAGTCGTACGCACCTGACTTCAGATCCGCTGTCGTCGCCGCTGCAACCGTAACGACATGATCGGACCCGCTCGGGC